ATGTGCTAAAGGTTCCCCCGAACCCCCTCCAAAGAGGGGTCGTCGATGATTAACCTTTCTTTCATCAAGCCCACATTTTCGTGGATCCACGAAATCAAACTTGAATTGATGAAACTTTCTAATTAGAAACACATCTACAATCAGAGATATTCAACGTTCCTACATCACTTGACTTTACTGAAACTATCGGTTACAGTTCAATCATGGGGATTACCGTGAAACAATCCGATCGAACACACATACAAACCCGGCAACAAGCAGCCAAAGCCCGCAAAGTATCACCACACGCCATAGAACAAGTGTTCGCCCACTGGAAAGAAACCATCAACCCCACCTCCAAAGCCGTCCTAGACGACAAACGCACCATCCGCATCGGTTGGGCAATCCACGACTACGGAATCGAAGCCTGCAAACAAGCCATCAACGGCATCAAAAACTCCCCCTGGCACATGGGCCACAACCCCAGAAACAAAAAATATAACGACATCGAACTCATCTTCCGGCACGCAGACAACGTAGAACGCTTCATCACCCTCAGCGAACAGCGGGACGCCCGCACAGAATTCCTCAACGACCCCAACTGGTAACCCCATCCAACAGGCGACGGTAGCGGAAAGCGGCACATGAACAAAGAAGAACTCACCGAAACAGTAGAAATCATCTACGCCATGTGGAACAAAGAACTCCCCAACCTCCCCGACAACCAAAAAAACGTTTACAGAGCATGGCATCGGCTACTCGCCGACACACCCAAAGACGGAATCCTCCAAGCAGCAGACCGTCTCGCCACCAGAGAACAATACCTCCCCACCCCAGGAATGCTCAAAGCCGAATACCTGCGAAGCCTCCCAGACGCACCCCCAACAGCAGCACAAGCCTGGAACCAATACACACACATCAGAGACACCGTCAACGCCGGCACCATAGAAACAACCAGCATCCACCCCAAACTACAAACCATCATCCAACAAGTCGGCCTCAACCTCCACACCAACGCAGATCGACTACATTTCACAGAAACCTACAATGCTACGGTAAACCTATGAAGAAGCGCACAGGACGCCCACCCAAACCCCCCACAACCCGAAACACCACCCTCACCCTCCGCATCACCTCAACCGTCAAAACCCAACTCATCGAACAAGCCGAAGCATACGACATGTCCATCACCGAATACTTAACCACCCTCATAGAACGCGATGCCACACAAACCTAAACCCGCCCGAGAAGACCACACCGTCCACCTCACCATCCCCATCCCAGGCTGGCTCAAAAACCAACTCATCACCACAGCACAAAACTGTGAAGAAAGTTTACAAACATATGTGGTGCGCACCCTCACCAACGCAACCCGCACCCACAACAACCAACCCCCACTCCAAAACAACACCCCACCCAACCCACTCCAACCCGTACTCGACTACCTCACAGGCGAAAAAACACTCCAACCCTGCGGACAAACCACCTGCAACAAAACCCCCACAAAACTAAACCAAAACACCTACTGCAACACCTGCGGAATCCGCCTCACCTAACCGTGCCCCCGGCAGGAATCGAACCTGCGACCAACACCTTATAAGAGTGCCACTCTCACCACTGAGTTACAGGGGCAAACACAAAACCACACCAAACCACAAAAAACCACGCACGCGGGAACTTTTTTGGGTTTTAGAGTAGTTCCCACATTTGTGATATGGATGGGCGTATTGGTTTGATGCCTCGTCGTTTTTGTTCTGCTGCGAGTTGTCGGCTGGTCATGCCTGCCCATACGCCGTGCATGTCTATGGGGTGGTATTCGAGGGCGTAGTTGAGGCATTGTGTTGTGACTGGGCAGGTGGAGCAGAGTTCTCTTGCTTTGATGATGTAGGTGATGTCTTTGTGGTGTTGGGGGAACATGAGGTTGGTTTTGCCTTTGCAGTTGGCGTGTTGTTGCCATTTGTTTGTTGTTTGTGTATCGGGGTGTGGGGTGTGGTTTTGGTGGTTCATTTTGTTGTAGTTTTTCTGTTTTGTTGGATGTGGGTGTGGTATGGGTGTCCTGTGTTGGGGTCGTATTTGGCTGCGGTGGCGATGGCTTTGAGGGCGTTTTTGCGTGCTTGGATGGGGTTTTTGGGTTGGGGGAGTACGTTGAGTGCTCCTAGGGCGTATGGGGCTCCTGTGCCTATGGCGTATGTGTTGTTTTGGTCGGTGAACCAGGCGTAGTCGCCGTCAATGATGTAGAGGGTGTTGTTGACGGCGAGGAGGAGTTCTGAGTCGTGTCCGGCTTTGAGGTTGTCTTGTGTGGGGGTGTGGGTGTAGCCGTGTGTTTCGAAGAGGTGGCGGATGGTGGGGATGATTTTGTTGGTGGTGAATTCGTCTAGTTTTTTGCCTTTTAGTGTGGGTGGGCAGGTGGGGAGTTGGAGTGTGTGGGTGAGGAGGTTGATGGCTCTGAGGTCTCCTGCTGTGGCGATGAGGTATTTGCCGTTTACTGCGATTTTGGAGGTGTCTGAGCGGAGGGTGTTGATTTGGGTGGGGATGCCGTCTTCTGTTGTGGAGGAGATGCGGGTGTCTGCTACTAGGAGGCAGTATTCGTCTCCCTGTATTCCGATAACTGTCGTCATGCTTATACCCGTTTTTGAATCGTGGAAGGAATTATGCGGCGTTGCTTTACACAAGGTGTCTGCGATGCGTAGAGTTGACGCTGACGGCAACTATCGGTATCGTTGGGCTTATGGGGGAAGTTGCGTCTATTCATCGTCGTCTTCTGTGTCGCATACTGGGCGGTGTCCCCAGATGTTGGTGTATCGGCATGGGCAGGTGAGGGTCATAGGACTGCCATATCTGACCAGCCTCGTGGGTCGTGGTTTCCGACGAGGAATGTGAGGGTTCCAGGGGTTGACCATTGTCCGCTCATGTCCGTATACCATTTGGAGCCGCCGTCGTTGGATGGGCATTGGAAGCGGTACCAGGGGCCGAAGTCTTGGACGTTGAGGTGGTGTTTGTGGGCGGTTACCCAGATGTCGGGTTCTTGTCCTTCTTCTCGGAGGATGCGGATGGATTGTCCTCGGAGCCATTCAATTTCTTTGCCTGTGATCTTGTGGCCGTGTGTGAATGCGACTTTGATGCCTGATAGCACGGTTGTTGTGGTGAACTCGTCGTGGGGGATTCGCCACTCTAGGTGTTCTACTTCTGGTCGTCCTTCCAATACTCGTTGTAGGGCGTCGGTGAGGAAGCCTCCTGCGTTGTCTGAGTCTGAGGTGACGGATTTGCCGTTTCTGCGCATCCATTCGCCGTGGTTGCAGAGTACGGAGACGAATTCTGAGGATTCTGCGAGTGGGGCGAGGTGCCGGACTCCTTGTGCCCATAGGTCGAGTGCTAGTAGGAGTTGTTGTCGTTGGGTTAATTCAACTGTAAACAATTGGCTGGCGTAGTTGCCGTCGCAGCCTTCTACTGGGTCTCCCATGTTGACGATGGCAATCTTCTCAATGTTCCGCCCAGTTTTGCGGAGTTCTTTGATGCGGGTTTCGCAGTCTGTGAAGGATTGGAGGATTCGGTCTACTGTGGCTTTTACGCCGCCTCCTGCTGATTTGCCGATTTGTTGGTCTGCCCAGCAGATTACGAAGGTTGATGGGTTGCTATCAGGGTTCTTGAGTGTGGGTTTGTAAGGTTTCCATTTCTGTACAGTTTTGCGGAGTTTGTCTATTTCGTCTTCTGGGAGTGCGGTGATGTTTTTGCGGCGGAAGCGTGCCCTGTAGGAGTAGAGCCAGATGAGGTCTCTTTCTCCGTTTTCTAGGCGTTTGGATGTTTGCCATTTGGACATCCGGACGGTGTCGTCTACGATTTCAAATACGTTGGGGTCTAGTCCGAATGAGCGGAGTATGCCGTCCCAGTCTCCTGTGAGGGGGATGGCGAGGGCTCCTGTGGATAACTCTCCTCCGTCTAGTTCTACTTGTGCCCATGCCCGGTCGCCGTCTGGGGTGCCGTTTGCGTCTAGGGTCATTGAGGTAAGTTTGTCGTGGAGAGACATTTAGGCTCCTGTGTTATTGGGGAAGCAGAGGCATTCCCCGTCTGTGGGTGGGCGGAAACATTTCCTCTTTTGGTTGAGGGTGTGCCTACTGAGTGGTAACCCTTCGTCTTTGATTGCCTTGTGGATGGCGGATGTTGATGCCGCCGAGCGCAAAGCGTTCAGTAATGCTTGTGCTGTTTCCGGGTCAAGTTGTTTGTGGATTTCGCCGATTCGACATGGTGCATCCACACTTGTTTCGGTGAGTTCCGTGAGTTTTCCAAGCAAGGCTTTTCTTGGTTGCTCTTGACTAGTCATGATTTCTCCTTGTATCCATGATGACATATTTCTATGATGTGCATTGTTTTGTCAAGCATCGGTTGGGTGTTTGCAAATACAAAAGTAAATAAATCCGATGTTTTGATTTTTTGTTGGAAAACATGCGTGCTATCACAGTGATACGATGCACGACTATGACCTCAGCACACGACAACAGACGTGACCATGTGCTTAGGCAACCATTAGAAAAGGTCGTTGCTCAGGCAATAGCCAACAATGCA